CGCTATATGCGGAAAATGCAGTATTTAAGCGGGTTTTTCGTTCTCTTTTCCTGCACAAAAGGAATAAAAAACACACTTTCGGAATAAAAGTGAGTTACAAAGTGAGTTATTCAGCCGCCGTATCGTACTGTTCGATGGCGGCTAAAATTCTGCCACGCAATGCCTGTGCGGATGCGTGTTCGGTTCTGTACTTCTCTTTGATGTCTTCCAGCTCGGCGACCAGCTTATCATAATCGGTCTGCGGCTTTTCTTCCTCTTTGTAGGTCACGCCGAACCAGTCGCATACCCCTTTGCAGAGTGCCTCGGCAATGCGCTTTTTGTTTTGCACAATCCAAATGGCATCCTGCCCGTTGTCATGGAATGCGATTTCGGGATAGATGGACAGCATGGGGGTTCTGCTTATCTCGTAAAACTCGTCCTTCTGATAGACGCCCCTGTGGGTGTTCCGGGGGTAAATCTCCATCAGTCTGCGGTAGACCATCTGACAGGCCCGGTCGCTGATGCCTCCGGCTCTGCCGTAGCGCAGGACAGTCGGCCCCTGCGCAGTCCCTTCTTTCAGGGTGGCCGTGCTTGCATTGGTATGGATGGGCATATGGAGGTTGGATTTCCAAGCGATGCTTTCGGCTACTCGCTCCTGCATCGTCTTGTTGGGGGATGCGACCATCACATCAAACCCGCAGCGGGTGAGAGCCTCGGCGCAATAAGCGCCGATCTCTACACACACATCATGCTCATACACGCCGGGGAAGCCGTAGTACGGAGCATGGGGAGCCGGTCTGCGTTCGGGGGAAAGATACACTTTAGGCATCTTTCACCACCTCCTCAAGAGGGAATTCCTCCTCTTTGACCTTTTTCACCATGCCGGTAGTCGCAGCATCATAAGTACCACCCGCAGCCAAGGCCACGATAACCGCATTGAGCAGGCACAGGATAACGCCCTGCACCGTCAGCTCGGCTCCCGTAAACGCTTCTGCGCCCACGAGGATAAGTACGGACACGATATAGGCCAATAGGTTAGTGTTGATGTTCCGCAGGGGGGTCTGCTTCAAAAACTGGGTGATGATGGTGACCATCATGACTGCACCTGCGTAAGTACCGAGGGATGCCCAAGTTACAAATTCGTTCATGTTCATGCTCCTTTCTTCTGCTCAAGGTTGGTTACTCTTTTGGTGAGGGTGGTTGTCCGTTCCTCCAATATGGGAATTCTCTCCGCAAAGCCGTTGTGCCGTCTTACCTCTCTCGTAAGCTCGTCCAGCTTTTCATTGGTCACGGCTCGTTCGATATCCGCTTTGTGGTCACGCTCCATATTGCTTTTGTTGTTGGTGATGACCACGGCAGCGACCGATGCAATACCTGTGACTATAGCTACGATTACGCTCGGCTCCATAGGCTTATACCCCCGTATACACAGTCTCCACCAGCAAGGTCAACTCGCTGTACTCGTCATCGGTCAGACGGTTACAAGCAAAGAACACATCCAGCTTGCCCTGTGCTTCGTCAGCAGTCTTGTAAAACTTCTTCTCAATCAGCTTTTTCATCATCTTATACATTGTTGATTACCTCCAAATCTTCTTGATATTTTTCTTCTACTGCGTCAGCGATTAACTGGAGCATTTCGTTCATCTCTGATTTCGCCTTGGAGAATTCATCGCCGCCATTCATTGGCTCAACAATAGCGCCTTCAAAGATAGTATCTTCAGGCACTTTACCGACAACATACTCCGCTTCCTCTGCCAAACAAGGAACATAACACCCATTTGGGGCCTTCTTCACATATACCAAGGTATCGGAATAGTATTCCTTGCCTTCTGCCTTGATTTTATACATTGTTACACCTCCAGTATCATGGATTTAATTCTGTTCAGCTCCTCAATCGAAGCATTGAAAAAATCATAGTTCCACAACCAATAATCATCGTGTTCGGGGCGTTTGTATTTCAGCAAGGATAAATCATCCCAAATACTATCCCATCGGTCTTGGTACTTTCCGTCTTTGCGGTTATTCAGCAGTTTGATTATTTCCGCTGTCAGCTTGCCACGCTCAATGCCTTTGCCGTCATCATTGATGGCAAAATAATCATAGGCATTTTGGCTTTTTGTATAGCAAATGGGCTTTCCGTTGTTGCTTATAATGCCGTTCTCTGCTGCCAGCACCGTGCCGTATGGGATGTTTACATTGCCGCAAATGGCGGTCTGCTTGAAACGCTTATAGCATATATATTCCATACTTATCACCCAACCTTGAAGCATGGGGCCACACCGTGAGAGGAAGCCGCATATACTGCATCAGGATTGCCAGTGTAATCAACCGATCTAAACATCTCCCCATTTGGAGTATTGGGAGAGCGTAGAAGCCACCGTGCTCCATTCGCAAGTAGATCACTGCGATATTTGCGCTTATCGTTACCAGCAGCATAATAATCGTATTGTTTACAATAAGCACTTTCCTTATCTGTGGTATTTGGCGATACAGTACCAAATACTTCATAATGTGTCGGAATGTATATTTTGTCATCGGTCGATGTTGGAGTGACACCGGTGGCCCCGTTTCCTGTATTATCTGTGTATATCGTAGTGGATTTTAGTACAGATTGCAGGTCACTTGGCAGTGCGGCTTCGATAAGCGGCATTACTATCGTCCTCATTTTACAGGACTTCCATCCACCAGCAGTGGTTCGGGAATCGTTCATCCTTAAAGCTGTGCTACCTGATGGGATAGAATTGTTGTAGAAACTGTCTATAAGGCACATATCTTTGCCGTTGGTTTGGGCTGTCTTAAAGCCTTGGAACGCTATTCCTGTTCCTTCACGCTCTTTATTGTGGTCGAATCCTATAATAAATACCCAGGTCATGTAATTGGAAAGGGTCAGACCATCGGAGACTTTACCGTTCATAGTGATTTCTTTGCAGTCACCAACTGCCCAATAGTTTTGTCCCTCGCCAGCGTCAGATACCTGCTTAATTATTGCCCAGCTTGTATCGTTCAGCACAGGTGAAGGTAATGCGAAGTCAACTGTGGCAGGAACAATGACTTCCTGCTGGGCAGATACCGTTGTGCCGATTGCTGCGGAAACCGTCCACTTGCCCTCCTGTGGGATTTTAAGTCGCGCTTGACCACCGGAGGAAACGCCTGTCACTGTCTTACTGCCAAGCGTAGCGGTAACGGTTGCCCCGTCAGCGACATTTGCTACAAGCTCAAGGCCGCCACCACCTGCAATGATTGGATTACCGTAAATTACGCTCATGCTGTTACCTCCGTTATCGTAACCTGTACGGTCATGTCTGCGTTCGGCTTATCACCGAGGACTTTGGCCGTAATCGTTCCGTTGTTGTTCTCCATCCATATCGCAGATGTGCCGCTGTCGATGAGTACGCCGAGGGAGGTAGCATCCATTTGGATGTCAACCTTGCTGTTGGCCGTAGTCCCAAGGCCGGTTACCGTCTGGCTGTAGGGACTTTCGGAGCCGAGCCAAGATGCCGCAGGAAGCGAAAGCTGCTTAATAACAACCGCCCGGTTTATCTTGTACTCCATCTTTCCGATGGCCTGCGTTACCGTGTCTGTTGCGGTTACATTCTGCCGGGAGGTTGCCTGCTTGTAGCCGGGGATTTTGATTTGGCTTCCGGTGTAATCGCCGGTTTGCGGTGTCACCGCTCCGGTGCGGCCGTTAAAACTTGCAACCGTACCGGGGCTGATGGTGTGCGCAACATACTGTAAATCGGAAACCATCGTCGGCTGTGCCGTAAAAGTTGCTACCGGCAGCTGATACACCGTACCGCTTGCATTGATGTCCTCCTGCACCAGCGCCGGAAGCGGGTCTTGCGCCTGCGTCACAAAAGCAATCGGCGCTTCGGTGTTTGCCATGTCAATTTGGATAAGCAATCGACCGGGGACGGAGCCGCTGGTTGGAAGCGCCGCATTGATCGTTTGGGCTTCCACAACAAAGTTTCGGCCAAGGATTATGCCACGGCCATCGGAAACATTTATGATGTTACCGCCCTGTGTAGTTATATCAACGCCCGTAAAGATGCCGCTGTCGTTGATAATGTGGTTGTACAGATACGCATCATCCGTTGGAGTTACGATAGATGCGTTATACTGGAGCAGCGTTATCATGCGTTTGCCCTCCTTTCAAGAATCAAAATTTTGGTAAGGTCGGCACGGACAACGCCGAAGGTCATTTTTGTAACATCCTGCGACCTTGCATAGCCGGTAAGGATAGATTTGTAACTACTGTCGCCATCAATGACCAAAACCTCTGTGCCGATGGCCATCGAGGTATCAAGCACGCCGCAGTCGTTGCGGGCAGTCAGCTCGATCATGTTGTCATACTTTTGCGGGCTTAAAACCTCGTAAGCCTTTTTGTATGCAGCAGATTCAAAATTGATATCCGTTTCCAAAAACTGCGCCGCAAAAAACACAGGTGTAATTCTGTCCGTGTTGTTTGTGTCGACCTTGCCGTTAGGATGCAGATAGTAGGTTATGCGCTGCGTCTCATCGGCCTTGTTGTAGATGGTCACCTTGTTCAGCTGGCCTGTACTGTCACCGATGATGATGTTTTTATCCACGATGGCCTGTAGATTTGTTTCGATTACCGCCGTTTCGCTAACCTTACCAACCTTAACGGAGATCGTCTTTTTCTGCGGGTCAAAGCTCATGTTGACCGCCACGCCGTAAGCCGTCAGCGATTTCGTGATGATTTCGTAAAAGCTGTGGATGTTGTCCTTTAGGTTGAGCGCCCCGGCCGTTTCAGAGGTCGTTTCCACCGTCATCCCGGCTATGTTCTGCAAGGCATCGCCGGAAGACACAAAGTTGTCTCGGATAATCGAGGCAATAAAAGGCTCGATCTTTGCAGAGGTCGTGCGGTCGAAATATACCTCTGCGTCAAAAAGCGACATCAGCGGCTGCGCCGATATCGTTACGCCCGTTTTATCGGTTTCCACATCATCAACGATCCCCTGATAAGCTACATTCCCGTTTTGGTCTGTAACGCTTATAAAGTCGCCCTTTTTTGCATCCAGCTTTACAGCCCGGAGAGTAGTTTTTTCTACGGTCAGGTAGTCAAACTGTATCTCCGGGCTTTCAATCGGAGCAAAACTTCGGAATGTGAAATCCCTTGCGAATACTTCGCACTTAAACAGAGTATGCAAGTTTCTCCACCTCCACATATGCTACGATATCCGACGTGCCGTCGTGCGAAAAGGTCAAAGTGCTTTCTCCCGGCGGAGCATAGATAAATCTTCCGGTCGAAAAGTCGCTGGACTGGTACAGGTTTTGGATGTATGTCCCGTCGAGCGCATACTCTGCGATCTCCATTGTTGCAGGGTCAGCATCAACAACGAGTTTGTGGCCGTCAGGGATTGTTGCGGTTACTTTTCCGACCGCTACACGGGCACCGGCCTTGATAAGCGCCCAAGCCGGATTGACGACCGGGCCGAAGATTTGCAGCTTGCACGGAGATGCCAAATCTCCGTTTCTTATCCTTGCAGTTCCCGTTGCTGTTTCTGCGTAATAATAAGGATAAGTGTAACTGTACCTTTTAATCCCTTGGTCTGGCGCTTGGCTTTGCGTTACCTTAACAGCTTCGTGCCAAGTTCCGAAGCAGAGGAATGTAATCGGTACTGCCAAATAGCCGGATTTCAGCTCCGACTTATCCGCAGACTGCACTTCGCACTTGATTTTGTACCATGTGTCCAGCGGGGAATACATCAGGTAAAGCGGGCCTTTTGTCACAAACGAAATAAACGCCTGATACCGTGCATAGTCGAAGAATATCATTTCGCCTGTCACGGCATACTGGTTAAGGAATTCATCCGATACCAGCCATGCGCTTCCAGCTTGTATGGTGGAGTAGGTTTTGCCGAAGCCTAATCCACCCGGCGCATTGAAGTACGCCGTTTTGTCCATCAAATCCCATTCGGCGCCGACACCGTTCTGGAGCTTAAATTTTCTCATCAGTAAGCCCTCCCAAGCGCACGGTTGACCGCCTGTACCAAGTTCCTTGCGGCAGCTTCACCGGCTGCGTTATCGTAGCCGTTAAATGTGTTGTTCATTTCGATGGTGATGCCGCCACGTTCGTTTCCGTTAAGAGGCATGACATGGGCACGGCCACCGGCCATGGTAAGCAGCTCCGGCCCGGCTTCGCCGACGATGGCGCTGCCGGAGGACAAAACTCCGCCCTTGGCAAGATAAGCAATCTTTCCGATGGTCGGAATATTAAATCCGAGGGACTTACCGCCCAAAACAGGAACCCAGTCAGGGACATCAAAGTGGATCTTATTCAGACCGTTTATCATCCAGTTGATTGCGTCAATGACCATGTTGATTAGTGCAATGATGCCGTTAAGAGGTGCTTTTGCAATGGCCACAAGCGCCGTAAAGATCCCCTTAAAGATTTCCTGCACACCTTTCCATGCTCTTTCCCAATCTCCCGTAAAAACGCCACGAATAAAATCGATAATACCGTCAAAAACGGCCTTTATGGAATCCCAAACGGATTTTACTGTTGCGAAGAAGAAATTTAAGATTTCCCCCAATATTCCAAACGATTCAGACCAATCCGTCGTAAATACGCCCTGCAAGAAATCATCCACACGCTGGAGGATGGCCTGTATCTCGTCGCCCTTTGTTGCAATCAGCGCAACAAGTCCTACAATGGCAGCTATGAGCAGCACGATAGGATTTGCAATTATGAAATTTATGGCCGTTATCAGCGCCGGGATAACATCACCGGTTATTTTGCTTATTGCCCCAGTTATGCCAGATATAATTCCAGCAATCGGAGAGATCGCAGCAATAAGCCCACCGACAATAAGGATCGTCTTTTTGACCCCATCGTCGAGATTTGTAAACCATTCGATTGCATTTTGAAGCCCTGCGACGATTTTATTGATAATCGGCAGCAGGATATCACCGATGGAAATCGCCAAGTTATTGAGCCCGTTTCGGAGTATTTTCATCTGGCTTTCGGTCGTTGCGTATCTTTTGCTTGCCTCGTTGGAGAGGGCAATATTTTCGTCCCATGCAGTATTTGCGGTTGTAACAGCATCGTCCAATACATCGGACGCAAGGGCTAACGCACGAAGCATATTAGACTGGCGAATCCCGGAGAGCCCCAATTCATCCAATACGGAGATTGTGTCCTCTCCATTTTCGTTCATCTTCCCAAGCCCGCCGATGAAAGCACTGATTGCGTCTATCGGTTCATTGCCCCACATATCTGCGAATTCAGAAGCAGATACACCAGCGATCTTTGCGAATGTTTCAAGATCATCACCGCCAGCAGACACAGCCTTGCTTATTGCGGTCATTGTTTGGGTCATTGCCGTACCGCCTGCCTCTGCGTTGATGCCAACAGAGGACATTGCGGTAGACAATGCAAGGATATCCTGTTCGGACAACCCGGCAACTGTACCAGCAGACGCAAGGCGTGTAGCCATCTCAACAATATCGCGCTCTGTTGTGGCAAAGTTATTGCCAAGGTCAACGATGGTACTGCCGAGTTTGGAGTATTCATCAGCGGTCGTTCCGGTAATGTTGGCAAATTTGGCAAGTGCAGAGGCAGCTTCATCAGCGGAAAGGTTTGTTGCTTCGCCCAAGTCGATCATAACGCGGGTAAAGTCAAGTACATCATCGGTGGCAATACCCAACTGTCCAGCAGCTTCCGCAACCGCCGCAATCTCCGTAGTGGACGCAGGAATTTCTTCTGCCATGTCCAATATGCCCTGCCGGAGTGCCGCAAGCTGCTCTGTAGTGCCGTCTACTGTTTTTTCAACGCCAGCAAAGGCGCTTTCAAATTCTACAGCCGCTTTTGTGGCTGCCACTCCTGCGCCTGCAAAGGCCAAAGATGCCGGTGCAAACTTTTTTGCAATGTTCCCGGACTTTTCTGCTATTTCGCCGGTAACCGCTGAAACCTGTGCAAGCGCCGCACGGCTCTTGGATGCTTCTGCCTGTAAGTCTTTCAGCTTCAGCTCGGCGCTGGTCAGTTCCCGGACTAACTCACGGTATTGTTTTTGGTTGATCTCCGTGCCGTCCGCCATTTCCTGATCCGCTTTCTTTTTGGCGTTTCGGAGGCTTTCAACCTTGTTTTCTGTATTTTTGATTTGTTCCCCGAGCAATTGCTCCTTTTGTTTGAGCAGGTCAATATTGGTCGGGTCGAGTTTCAGCAGGCGATTGACTTTATTAAGCTCCGATTGCGTCCCACGGATTTCGCTGTTCAGCGAGCTGATCGCTTTCGACAATCCCTTTGTATCGCCGCCGATTTCAACAACGATGCCTTTAACATTTTCAGCCAATCTTACCACCTCCTGCAAAGAAATCACGCAAGCCGCCGGGTCTGCCCTTTATGGCATACTGTTCTGCGTCGTTGGCCTTTTCAATCATCAAATCATAGACCATTCCGCAGGTCATGTTCTCCAGCGCTTCGTCGGATAAACCGAGTTCAGCGCAGCGGAGCATAAAGGTTGACCCGGTAGGCTCACGCACGGTTTGTTTTATTTTTTTTTTGGAACAGCGGTAGTCTTGTTGTTCAGGCTCCAAAGCTCCAAAATGGCAGGGAGCACTTTATAGATGGAAAACATCTCAAACTGCTCCAGCCACTCGTCAACATTGTCCGGGATGGACCCGTCATATTGCCGAGCCATGATAAAAGCGACATCCTCAAAGATTTCAAGATCGCTTACGGAAAAGGAACCGTCCTCGGATGTCGCTGCCGTTTGTAGCTTTTGAAGGTCACGTACAATGTCCCGACCTACCTTGTGGCGGTAGATGCGTGGGGTCAGCGCATTAGCGCACAACCCTACACTTTTTCCGTCGATCTCGATTACTTTGTTCATTTCAGCCTCCAGTCGTCGGAGTGAATACGGCGGTGTACCAGCCGTTCACGGTCGCCTCCGGGGTCTCCACCGTAGTGTAGGCAAGGGAGTTGCCATTGGCCAGCGGGGATGCGGTGATGCTGACGGTCTGCGTCTGCGGCTCTACGCTCTCGGTCGTGGTGTTCAGCTCACGGGTAGGCCGAGTGCAGGTGCAGTTGTAAAGCACAAACTTCGTTCCGTTCACATCGCCCTCCTCTTGGAACAGCAGGGCGAAGGACTTGGGTTGAACGTTTGCATTCTCGATCATCACCTTGCTGGTGGTGTCAAGAGTATACCCGAAAACATCCTTGAGGAATGCTTCGGGGAAAACGGCGACTTCGAGATCGCCGGTGTAGCCGCTGTTCACCACGGCTACGAAATACTGAATGTTGTCCGCATAAAACGGTGTGGTATCGCCGGAAGGCTCCAAAGACAGGCTAACTGCGCCGGGGATGGCTACGGGAGTGCCATAGGTGTTATTTTCCCCGTCGAGGATAGCGTAATGGACATTCGAGATACCGAATTTAACTTTATCAGCCATTTTTACACCTCGATTTCATAAACTACTTGGTTACACTGTTGATCCTCAATGTAACTTTCGGACTTTTGCCAAAACAGAGAGGACAAAGCCTGTTCGACTTTGCCCTCTGCTGTTAGGTCTTTATCTTTTGTGTAAAGCTCAACCTGTATATGGTTGATTGGGTGGTAGACACTGTTGTCAGCGCCGAAATTATTGGAGTATGAGACACGATAAAGGATGTAGGGGAGAGGTTGCGGTTTATTGAAGTAACCGTAGCCTACGGGCATCCTCGTCTGTTTTAACAGGGAATTCAATTCTTTCAGCGTCATGCCTTCTTAACCACCACCTTTACTTTTTTCATGAGCTTCTGCTCTGCCTTTTGCTCTGCGGGGCCAATGTGCGGAAATGGGCGGGCGGAGCCCTTTGCGATCCCTCCGGGCCCTGCGTGTCCGTGCTCCAGCAGGTGTGTAAGATATGGGTCTTTTTTGTTATAGACAATAATCCTCACATCTGCGCTGTCCTCATAAGCAACACGGTCTTTCCATCCTGATTTATATTCGCCTGTTTTTACGGGGCTCATATTTACGATGTCCTCCCGGCACTCTTTGGCGACTTGCTTGATTTCCTTCTTTACGCCATCAGTTACCTTTTGGTCGTAGGTTTTGAGCTCCTTCATGATCGCATTGGCGAGTTCATCGGGCTTTACACGCTTATCCATCGTTCCCCACCTTTTCCTCAAGGTAGAGTTCGATTTCGTCGCCGCCATCTGCAAAATAGGTACGATAGATAGAGTAACGGTTCCCCCGCCACTCTGCTATTTTCTGCCCGCTGTAATTTGCTATCGGGGTGACCGCCACAAGAGACGGCTGCAGTCCGCTTTGACCTGCGGAAAAGAATTCCGCACGGGTTGCAGACCGCAGATGTGCCCAAACTGGCGTTTTTGTCTCTGTGGCAATCTCTACTCCGATTTCGTCCTGTGCAAAAGTTTGGTTGATGAGCGTGATGATATCATCCAACCCGATCACCCGCCTTTTGTTCCATTAAACGGTTATTAAGCGCCCAGCGGAGCATTCGGGGCATCGCCACCACTTTCTCACGGCGCTGCCGGTAGAGATAGGCAGCGTACATTTCCACCAGCATAGCGTCGCCGGTGCTGGTGGAAAGCACGATACCCTCGGTGGTGATGTACTCTTTGGCAGATGCTATCAGCGCAAGCAAGTAATTGTCGAGCGCATCTGTGGAAAGCTGTAAATCCACTTTCAAAATCACAAGGATATCAGCATCTGTCATAGTTTAACCCCCTTTAGGATGCTTTGGTCACGTTGACGGTGTAAACCATCACTTCGTTGCCGTTCTTAACGGTCACGGTCAGCGGGTGGGCCTTGCCGTCAGCCAGCCAAGTAACAGTGCCGCCGTTCTTGACATTAGCGCCGTTGTAGGAGATGGCAACCTGTGCACCGGCCATCTCGGGAGTGGCGGTCACGGCAGCGGTAGCAGCGGTGGCATTGGCGGAGTAGCTCAATACGTTGCTATCAAACGCAGGGCTCAAAGCCATGCTGCCAACAGTCAGCCCGGACAGCTTGGCGTTGTTGGCGGTATCGGCCGCAAATACCATGGAGGTAGTCACGGAAGCGCCGTTGATGTTGATGGCAACAAATGCGCCGGGGATAACGGGCATACCGTCGGCACGCTCCTTGCCACGGAACACGGTGTTGTCCTGGATAAACTGCACTTCGCGGGAAGCCTCAATGGTCATGCCGGAGCGCTGCGCCCACAGGTACAGATCGCCGTAACCGCCGACGATATCGCCGTCGGGGATAAATTCGAGGATTTCCACGTCGCCGCCAATGATGGGCATGGTCATGCCGTCAAAGGTGACATAACGACCCAGGGCGGTAGCAAGGATAGCCTTGGACTGCAGAGTAGCAAGGGTCTTGCTGTTCATCGCCCAGAAGCGCTCGCCACGGGAATAGCGGGTGAAGGTGTTTCCGGCGGCAACAGCCAGTGCAGCCCAGAAAGCCTCACCGGTAGAATCGGTGGGGATCGTGATAACATTGGAGGTATGCAGGTCAACCCAAGCAGGAGCATTGGCCGGGTAATCGCTGGGCTTGCTCTCCTGCGCCAGTCTGGTTACGATGCCAAGGGGCATCTTCTGACCAGCGCCCTTACCATACAGGATGGCCTTATCCTTGGCAAGACCGATAGCCTCGGACAGCATCTCGACGATCCACGATGCGAGGTTTACATCGTTGTCCTCAAGCAGAGAGTTGCAAACAGGAACATAACCAGCAACCTTGAAGCCGTCAAGGGTGATCTGGTTAAAGCCGAAGGTCAGCTCATTGATAGCACCGCACATTTCAGTCCAAACGGCCTCGGGAACGGTCCCGGCAATAGTCTGACGGGCTTCACCGTTGACATTGCGGATGCGGATGCGCCGCATCAGCTTGGAATAGCGGTACATATTCTCTGCAATGAGGTCGAGGAATACAACGGGGATGGTCAGCTCGCCGCCGGTAATATCTCTCTTGCTGCGGGAAGCGTTTCGCAGCTCCGCAAAGAAGGTCTGCACATCGGGCTGGGCGACGATAGCATCACGCTGTTCTTTGGGGAGAGCGTCAAAGGCACGTACATTCATGGGGAGGGAGCGAATGTTGATAGTGTTCATGGTAAAATCATTCCTTTCATCTTTCTTTTTGGGTTCCGGCTCGACCTTGGGTTCGGGCTGGTCTTTCTCTGCATCTTCGAGGTCTTTCTCAAGCCCCTTGATCTCTGCGGAGAGTTTCTCCTTCTCTTCGTTGTGAGCAGCTTCTTCCTCGGTGTATTTCTCCAAGGCTTCCTCTACGGCCTTCTGCTCATCCTCGGTCTTTGCTTCACCGATTGCCTTTTCGATTTCTGCGGAGCGGGTTTCAAACTCGGAATCCTTCGCCACGAGCTCGTCAAACGCCGCACGCTTCATCTCCAGTTTTTTGGCGATCATAATTGCTTTCAGTGCCATCGTCAGCACTCCTTTCTTTTCAGTTTTTTGATGGTTTCATTTCTCCATTGTTCGAGCTTGCGCCCGTTGATTTTTTCAAGGTCCTTTTTTCTCGCCTCGACCATCGTGTCTTCATAAGCGGGGAAAGTGACCACCGAAACCTCATACAGCTTGACTTTCTTGATCGTCCAGACGGTCGTGCCATCATCTCGAATTTCGTATTCCTCGTCGAGGATGTCAAAGCCGAAAGAGCATTGGGACACATCTCCACGCTTAACACGCTCGTAAGCGTTCATAGCGTCTTGGTCTGCTTGGTTGATTAAGATGGAGCCCCAAAGCCCCAGCTCATCCACCCGGAGAGTAAGCGTCCCGGAGGTGGTGCGACCAAGCACGATAGTAGTGTCATGGTTCAAAAGCGCCCTGATGTCATCGCCGAGTGCTTCGTCGAAAGCGCCACGGTCAACGCGCTCGATTGCTTTGTCCCACATTCGGTATTCGCCCGTAAATGTTGCAAAATAGCCTTCGATGTACAGTTTCCCGTCGTCTGCTCTCGTCTTAAACTCTCCGCTGCGACAAATAGCCTGTCTCTGCATTTACTCACCTCCTCCGTTTAGTTTTTTCTGATCGCCGAGCCGGTCGACCGGGATGTAGTTTTCGAGCGCAAGCAGCTCATCCATTCCCTCGCTCGGAGGCAACCCGATCCAGCTTCGCCACTCGTTTCTGGTCATGGCCATTCTGTCAACCATCTCCGCACCGGCCTTGATGGTTTCCTCCAGCGAATAGTTGTAAAGCGACCTTACGTTAAAGCGGAAAAAGAAATCGGGAGAGTAAAGCAGTTTGCGGCTGAATTCCTGCTCCAATATCTGCGCCACCGGCATGATTCGGGAGGAGATAAAGTTGTTCCACTCGTCACGCTTAAATTCTCCGACACCCAAAACAAAAGGCGGCACACCGAGTATGGTTGCCACCGTTGTCTTATCCAGTTTTACGAAGTCTGCCAGCGCCAAGTCGGATAGGGTAAGCGGTCGCACCTGCTCAACCGAGAATTGCTCCGCCGGAATGAGCCAAGGCTCACCGGCTTTGTTTGACGATGCAAATTCGTCAAGAAGTTTTGCACGACCTTCCGGGCTTGAAAACTCGTCGATCATTGCGTCCACTTTGACGATGAGCGACGGCTTCCACTCGCTTTGCATAAACCCCTTTTCCGTGGATGCTGCTTGTTTCAAATTGTTTGCTACATCGGCCAGCGCAATGCTGTACCCTGTGCCTTTCCACGGATAATAGCTATCGGGATTGATTGCAAAATGCAAAACATCCTTCGGGTCGTATTCTTTTCCGCTGATGCTGATTTTGTAACTTCTTCCCCCGTACTCGACGAAAGACACAAACGCAGACGGGATTGGGTCAAGCCGTTTCAACAGGCCCTTTCTCGTCTTCGGCAAAACAACAGCATTTCCACGCCCGTCCAAAAGCATCGTCTTTACGATCCATTGGATGAAATTAGACCGGCCCATGTATTCGTTCGGTTCGATATCGACCACACGGGACAGCCCGTTTTTGACACGCACATCTCCGCCGTCGGTATTTTGCATCAGGTAGATTGTCATGCTGCCGATCAGCGATGCGATTCTGTCAACAGCTGCACAAATCTCCGGGTTATGAGCCAAATCCGTATAGCCGGAGCAGGTCATGTCTTTCCATCCTTGTACATCGCACATACATACTCTGCTCTGGGGCTTATCCCGAGAGCGGAAGCGTTTGAAAAAGCTACTCATTTATCACCCCACCATTTCTTTGCTGCTTTTGATTTATCCAAAGCCTCCAGATATCGCACCGTTGCGAATACAGAAGCATCGAACACGTCAATTCGGTTTGTCGGTCTTACTTTTTCGTACTGGATCATATCGTCGGTCTTCTCGATGGCAGAAACATTTCCAACGCAATACTCGTATGCTTCGGAATGCATATAGTACAGCGTTCCGTTTTTGGCGCTCTGTTCAAGATGTCGGAAGCCTTCCGATTTCTTGTAAAAATACTGTGGCTGGTCGATGATATTAAATCCTGCCGATTTCATGCCGATGAAATATTCACGGCAGAATTTTCGGTCATGGCCAACCTGTCGGATGCGGAAACCCTTTTGCCTCATCATCACAAACCAGTTGACTACATCAGCGTGGTTGACGGTCGGGCTGTTGCACATTGTCAATAGACCATCATCGGCCCAGCCGAAAAGCGGTATACCGTCCTCGTCGGCTTTAACGTGCGCCTGAACGACTGGGAACCATGCGTGACTTACCACGATATCAACGCCGTTGTAATTCCCGAAAAGCGCAGCCGCCGTTAGGTCGTGCATCTTCGAAAGGTCGGCGCCGCCGTACCAGTCAATCGGCAGCTTCGCCAGCTCGTCGATAGTCCAGTTATACTTTGCGTCGCTTCGCCGGAATTCGTCGATGTTAAAGTAAGACTTGATGGCGCTTGTGTACACGTTGAGCGACTTTGCAAAAAAGTCCTTGCGCTGCTGCGGATCGTTCTGCGCCTGCAAGCTGTCGTTTAAGATTTCCTCCGGTCGGATCGATACGCCGTAAGCCGGATTTGCCATCTCGTGGACGACCGGGTTTGTGTAATCTATGTTCCCATCCTCATCAGGATTTGCGCAGCAGATAAAAATAAAATACTGTTCGTCCTTTATGGTTCCGTCCAAAATCTTACGGCAGTATTGCAGCCTTTGGCCAAGGAATCCTTGCTCATTGTCACCGGCTGTCGATATCCCTATCAACAGCTTGTTTGTGTATGCCTTCATCGCTTCTTTGAAAAGGTTGTATTGCTTCGGCTTCGTGAAGGCATGGATTTCATCGCAGATTGCAATGTTGCAATTCAGCGAATCTTGTGCGTCCGGGTTTGCCGCCAAAGCCCGGATGAAAAACGAACCGTCCACAAGCTCCGCATCCATCGAATGCTCGTTGTTGTTATCGATAATCTTAATGGAGCCGCCATGCTTCTCGTCCTCGCCCATCAATCGGATGTTGTAGTCGAGGAAATTGAAACTCTCAAGGGACTGCATCAAGGCAGCAGCCGAAATGTAGGTCTTGGAACCAGACCGCCGATACCAAAGCGAAAGCGCCCAAGCAATCGATGCGGCAAAGCTCGTCTTGATATTCTTTCTCGGTATAAAAATAAGGGCCTCGTGAAACCGCACTACATCGGTGCCTTTCAGCTTAAACCCTAAAAGATTGTAGATGATGAATTTGTGAAACGGCTCAAGAAGAAACGGCTTCCCACGAAGCGGTGTCCCGTCCAGCTTTTCGCCTTGCTGATGACAAAGTGTTTTTTCAATGATTTGGATGCAAAACTCCGGCCCCTTTGTTTCGAAGTCATACTCGTCACTTTCAAGGTCTGCGAAAAATCGGTCAACCGCCTGACGCAGTTCATTGCAAGCTACCTTTCTTCCGTCCCGGATGCTTTCGGCATACTCCTGCACTATTGGCCAGTTCTTACCTTTAATCTTTTTCAAGGCTTGCAAGGGCAGCAGCAAGTCCGCCCTTTTCCTCCTTCTCCTTTGCGCCGCCCGTCATCTTCCTGAAACTCGATGGGGTAAGCCCCAATTCACGCCAGTATGCCAATGCGCTTTTGTTCAGGTCGTCCCACAGGATCAGCAAGGGGTTCTTCACCATGTTGGTTGCATTCCCCTTGTTCGTGTATTCGATGACGGACATTCCGCCGGACTTTTTGAATTCAGCCTTGGTCTTGTCCCGCTGCTCCAAAATGTCTGCAAGCGTTTCTACCGCAGATTGATAAGATGGGTCAGCCGTGCCGAGCTTTTCCATCTGTTTTTCTATCGTTTCGATCCATTTTTCTCTTTTCATGGCTTCCCCCTTCTTAAAAATATCAAATAGAGTTGGAAAGAGTTCCCCTCGCCGGTCCCTATATAGAGGCGGAAGGCGCAACGGATAGGGGGGGATATCAGTAACGGCCCCTTGCCGCCGCAGCCTTTTCCGGGTGCTGTTTATTGTGGCATCCCTCGCAGAGACTAATTAAATTTTTATCGTCGTATGCCAGCTCGGGGTATTCGTCTGCATGTTTAATGTGATGTACCGTTGTAGCCTGCGCAGTCTTTCCGTACCTTTTGCATTGTTGGCACATATAGCCGTCTCGCCTTAATATTTGCAGGCGCTTCCTTTTCCACCTTTGTGAATTGTAATCGAACATCATTACCCGCCCTGTCCCTCCCGGTGTCTACTATGCCGGGCTACCATATCTTATCACCACACCACCGTGATACGCTTGTCTCCATGCTTGTTACAGCCTAACAGCAATGTCTGTGGCTGCTCTGCATCACTCTCTGCGCTGGGCAATAGCATCTTGCGTGCTGCGTAACCGCCGTAATGCTGCCATGCGGTGCAGCTTACAACGACCAATTGTTTTGTCGTCACCTTATTGTTTTTGCTGTCTACTACGATCTTTTTTGGCTTTGACACCGTCCCCTTGTGGGTATGGCCTACTATCAGTGCGTCAATGCCCTCGATCGTGTTTGCAAACCTCTCGTTGCGATTGACTGTTGCACCTGTATATATTCCGCCGCCGGAGCCGTGCGTGACGGCCATCGTGTAGGCCACCAGCGATGAGTCCCTGTTGGTGCGTGTCCCAAGCTGGAGCTTGACAAATGCCACATCCTCTGCATATCTGTCCTCCAAATCCAGCTTACACATGATATCGCCCATGATGTCTTGGTCTGTGTCCTTGGCCGTCCTTGCCTCATGATTGCCCGATACCGCACACAGGATCTTGTTTTTGATCGGTTTCAGCATCTCCACCATCAGCTTTTTTTGCTCCCTCGGTCGCAGGTAGTCCTCAAACGGGCTGCCTGCGGCATGGCGGGTATTGTTGTTAATCAGATCACCGCCGAGGATCACATGGGCGTCCTCCGACTCCACCCGGCGGCAGAAGTTTTCCCATCCTGCTTTGTCGTGCAGGATGCTCCCAAGATGTACATCCGATACGGGATATATCTTTGCGGCTTTTCCCGGCAGCCTGTGGCATATCAAATCCAATGGTTTTTACCTCCTTTTGTGCAATATGCTGTATTCTCCGTTCCGCATTTGTGAATGTTTTTCTATAAAAACTATTTACATACCGCACAATGTGTGGTACAATAAAGACAATAAGAGGGCAGCAGCCCAGACCGAGACCGCCCAGCCGGGCAGGAGGATGACATGAAACTTTTTGACAGAGAGACCAACGAGACAATCGCCACCATCATTACCAACCACAGCATGAGCATCGATGATGCGCTTGACCTGATGCACTACACCGTTGATGAAGAAGGCCAGATCGTGACCGAGGAAGGTGAGCTGCTGAACGCTTGGTTCGAGAACCTCGAAATGGATTGGAACGATTAAGTGCCTTCCCGAAAAATCAAGCTCCCCCGCTCCGGCGGGGGAAACCCCATGCCAAGGAGGACATTATGAATATCTATCAAACCATCTGCGAGGACGCACTTACCACCAACGACCGTGACGCATTTGTCAGCGACTGGGCCTTGTCCAGCGCATTTGACGGAGACCCCGATCAGGAGCGCATCGAGATGGTCGGAGCCATCTATGACGCTATGCATCGCAGCGTCAAGGACATCGCATCCGCAGCCGGCATGAGCCAGCGCAAGCTGGCCGAGCGCTTCCTGATCCCTTACCGCACCATGGAGAGCTGGTGTGGTGGACAAAGATCCTGCAACGATTACACCCGCATCATGATGCAGCAGCTCCTTGGCCTTATGCCAACACCGGAGCAGCTACGCTAAACAAAAAAGAGCAGGCAGAAATGCTTGCTCTTTTTGATCCCCATGTAAAATGTCGAAGCCAAAACTGCGGGGAAAGTTTTTGTCAAGGAGGTTTTGAAAAGGAGAGAATGGAGCACCCGGTAGGATTTGAACCCACAGCCAGCTGATTACAAGTCAGCTGCTCTACCATTGAGCTACGGGAGCAGGTTGCCGGGATTAGGAGCCCGGCGCTTTTTGCGTTTATTTTCAGTCGTTTCCTTGCTGGAGTGATTTTCGGAGATGCTTGCTCTCCTTCTGCGTAAGCCCTCTGTGCAGGCTGCGTTCTTTCTTCTTCTGTGCCTTTAGGCTCTTGATCGCTTCTGGAAGCAGCTCGATATTTTTGTGGATGTACTTTGTCGGTATGTGTATCACTTCCCACTCATCCCCAAGAGCATGCCTCAAGTTTAAGTCCCTGTCAATGTCTTTCCCCTTGTTCGTGTGGTATAGTTCACCGTCCACCTCTAAAATAACTTTGAGGCTTGGTATGTAGAAGTCCACCCTGTTGTTTCCTATCTTCTTTTGAATCACCGTTTTTATCTCATTTTCGACAAGCACTATTGCAACGGCTACCTCATCAGCGCTTCCGAATTCTTTTGCATTCTTCCAGTCCTCTGTGTTAAGCATCGCATTATTCTTGTCGATAAATTCACGGATGACATTGCAGGCTTCCCTGTGTTCGTACATATCAACGTCTTGGCGCTCGAGGATCGAAAGCCCACGCTCATACATCGCAAGGTTCTTCAACACTCTCTGCCTTCTAATATTTTCAATGTCCTCTGCTTCCTTCTTCGCCTTGCATTCTTCGCAGTAGCAACGATTTCTTGGCGGCGCAAAAATCCTTTCTACATCGTCCATGGTGTATTCAAGGCTGTCAAGCAGTTTCTTATCCTTCTCCGATATCGGCTTCAGGATTTCTTTACCACAGCTCCAACAAGTAGCTTCCATTATTCCTCCTTTGCTGTATGGGCTTCGCCCATTATATATTATAATCTATTGAGGCCTGTTTTGCGTCCCGCATTTGTCCCAAGTTTACAGCTCTGTCACACCGTATCTGCAAATAGTGTATCTCTTGATGGCCTCGTCCATCCTACGGTACAGCTCCGACCTGCTGATGTGCAGCTCTTCACATAACCTATCGATGGCATTGTACTCACGCCGCATGACGGCCACCTCAAGTATCCTGCGCTGCTGGTCGGTCAGGATAGCCAGGCCACGGTCCATCTGCCGCACTTGCCACTTAACCAGCTCGTGATTGACGGTTAGGTTGTCCCTATTGCAGATGGCGTTGATGATGCGCTCCTCGGCGGTCGAGCTGCCGCCCTGTACAGGTGTGGCGTCCATTTTGGGCGACCTGATGCCCTCCATTCTGGCGGTCAGCATATCGATCTCGTCCTGCAGGCTATCGATGGCCATGAGCTTTTCGTAATACTTGCCAAGCTCCCACTTGCAAGCCTTTTTGTAGTCTATCATGTTGCCTCCTTTCCGTCCATCATCGCACCGCAGTTTGCGCAAAACCTCTGCGTTATCTGCCCGGAAAGATTTGCGTGAATACTTTCCACATGGCCGCAAACGGAACAAGGGCAAATTGCGTTTCCGCAAAGCGGAGCGTTAATCCACCGACCATGGACTACCGGCGCCACATCTTCCGTGGGAAGTGTTTCAATGCGGTTTGCCAGTTCTATGCAATCGTCAACAGTGTCAAGGCTGTATCTCCCACCGTCTATTGCATCATGTCCATACTTTTTGATTAGTGATATTGCTGTTTTTTTGTTAATGTATTCAGCCATTGTCAACCATCCTGTTCCAGTTTAATATCCCCGCTGCTCACGGCGGATACCATATCGCACATGTACTTAATGTCTTGTCCATTAAGCCCTAATATATCCGGCTCCCCATCGCTGTTGATGCCTTCCTTTAACAACACGATATCCCCTAAAATCGGGTTCCCATGATAGTCTGTCCCGTAAAGGAAACTGCCGAAGACGTTCATCGGTAGGTTAAGAAGCACCCCTTCTTCGTTGGCTATCATGCAGTAAGGGCGCTTCAGCCGCACCGGGCGGACAACCTCAAAATATCCTCCTACAGCATCTCCGATGCTCTTTCGTGTAGGCTCGGGAAAATCCTGCACCCGCATCTTATCGTTAGAGGTAATTACAATTCCTTTCATTCTGTTACTCCTTCATAAAACATATCCAATGCGTTTTACTTTGCTTTCCACATTTGTTTCCAAACAACGGTTTAAAAGGGGTAAGATTAAGAACTTCATGCACCAAAATATCGGTTTCATTCCATTTGAAAATCAACACTCCACCAGGCTCTAATACTCTGAAGCATTCTGAAAAACCTTTCTTAAGCATATCCTTCCAATCCTGATACAAAGCACCATACTTAATTTGCTGATATCCTGTTGGAACAACCTTGTTTTTCAAAGTTCCATATTCCACGTCCGAAATACCCCTACATTTACATTTCAAAAGATGGGGTGGGTCAAACACCACCATTCTAAACACTTCATCATCAAACGGAAG